GCGGCCTTCAAGGCGCGGCGAAAGTTCGCCCGCCGTAAAATTAGTGAATATTGGCGCTGAACGCGGCATTTAATATGTGCCGTTTACGCTCACGGTTTGCCCGCCAGCGTAATTAAGACGACTATCTAACCAAGTGTCAGCAATAATTTCTCTATATCCGCTTTCTTGTGCGTCCATCGACCGAGCATCAGCAAGTTTTCGCTGATACATCTCCATCATGTTTGAATAAAGCGTATTGCTTTCAGCCAACGTAACGCACAACTCAGCAGCAATTCGAGCAGACAAAGCCTCAATAAACATTGAATCAAAAAGGTTTACATCTTCAACGCGGGCCAAATATAAAATTTTGGCAGTGCCTTCGTTGGTCAGCAGTTTGCCGCCTTCGATCTGGTAAAACATATCCATATTTTCCATCTGCAACACCCGAAGGCAGTCAGACGGAAGATTGTACTGGTAAGCAAATTCAAAAGCTGGCGCTGTGCTGTTTTGCGCTAGTTCGACACGGTTGACAGCGAAGTTCCAAACATGGTCGCGAAGACAAGAGTCACGGACCTGTTCATAAATAAGATTAGCGGCACGAGCCGCTTCACTGTCTTCGGTCAATGTTAGAATGGCGTTTGCACCAATCTTGACCAAGGCATTGTTTACAATCTGAACGACAGAAGTTGCCATGCTATCACCTAAGTAAAGTGTGGGGAGGCCGAAGCCTCCCCAACCTTATTACGTTGCGGAGAAGTACATATCCACAACGAGCGTACCAGAGCTAGGCAACGCTGCACTAGCAATCGTGATGAAGATTTCTTCTTCAGCACTTAGGGTCGCAACACCAGCATTGACACCGAACAACGTCGGGACATTTGCAGCGGTATGAGTTGCCGCAGCCCGATATTTTCCGGTCGTGCCAGTAACGCCGATAGCAATCGTGGCACTACTGCCAAGCGTGGCGCTTGAGTTTAGAACACCATAAAGGAAAGATTCACCTTCGGTTGCTTTCGCAATAACAATGGTGTCCGAAGTTGCTTGAGAAGCGAGCGTAATGGTGGCCCGCTTAACGCGAACATTACCATCTACAACTCCGCCAGACGGGAGGCTAACTGGAACTGCCGCGAGTCCAGCCATTTCTGCACTATATTTTACAGCCATTTTTCAATCCCTCCTATTCGACACAAAGAATTTCAAGAACGCGGGCTTCTTCCATGCGAGTGCCGCCGATGCTCATTGAGCAAAAGACCTGCGTTGCATAATTTTTGTCCGCACGTTCAGAAATTTTCGTTGTCATGTCAGCACCGACACCAAGAAGCAAACCTTCATTCTGGAATGCAAAACAGCGACGATGGCTAGAACCATCAACGGGAACCAGCTTGGTGCCGTCAATACGCTTACCGTTCACGGATACAAATTCGAATCCAAGAAACGAATCGATCTCACCGCGAGCAAGTGCCTTGACAGTATTGAAATCTGAACTTTTGATTTCAGTCGTGTTCAAGAGATCGCTGATCTGGTCAGACGTACAAACAATGACGCGACCATTTTCAGGAACATCGTCACCGTCCATCGTCTCTTTTGCCGACAGCAGCTTGGCGAGCGTAAGACCCGTGCCGCCGTTAGCAATAGCCGTCTGACCTGCAACGGTGGTTCCGCCAGAAACGCCGGTAAAGGCATTTCCAAGGGCCGCATCAATCAGAACTTCGTCCATCGCACGACCCATGCTCATGGCCGCTGCGCGGGCATAATCAGAGGTCGGATCAATCAACATTCTCACTTTGTCCTCGTTGTCAATGAGGTCAGCCCAATCAAAATCTTCAAGGCTAACGCGACGACGTGCGTGAGGGGTATCAACTCTGGGGGTGTCACTGTGGCGACTTGTCCGACGCTGTGCGGACGTGGCACCAATCTGCTCGAAAAAGGCATTTTTGCCGGTAACGGCTTCTTCGCGAACTGAACCGCGCAACTTAGACCCGTCCTGCTGGACAAGGTGCTGGACGTTGGCGCTGTACTGTTCGACGAAAGCCGTTGTCACTTGGATAGACATACGGATTTCTCCTAAAGGGTTAAAACAGTAGTTTGAGGGTTATCGTCTAGGACGGCCCAAGCTGCCTTCGTGCTTGTGCGGGTTCCGCAAGGAATTGTCCACCTATAGAAAGGCGACTTGATTGTATCTTATTTTTGTGAATATGCAAATAGCAAAAAAACAGCGGCAGATTGCCACCGTTTTTATGCTTTAGATTTAGTGCCTGAACATTTCCATCTTTTGCGTGACAAGCGCAAAGGCGAATTTGGGTTCTTTGCGGCGGCGGGGTGTTTTTTCATTTGACCGGCAGAACGGGCGCAGTAAGCATCACCCTTTTTTGTTCCGGGCTTTACCCTAGCGCCTCCGCCTTTTGCCTTACCAGATTGCCCGTAACTTACACGCTTTCCACCAGCGGTCACTTTGACTTTTGCTTTGCCCTTGGCAGGTTTAGCAGCCATCTTTAAGACTTTCTTTTTGCCGGTTTCTTTGTTGTCTTTACTGGTTTCTGCGTTTTAGGCGGACGCCCCACCTTGCTGCCGTAAGTTCCTTTGCCTTTAGGCATCACTTTTTCCCTTTCCTTGCAGTCTTTGCAGTTTTCGCAGACTGCTTAAACGCTTTTGCAGTTGGCGCACCCTTTGCGCCGGGTTTACGCATTTTTTCTTTGCTACCAGAGGCAATGCGTTTTCTTTTAGCTTGGATGTTTGCGTACAGGCCCTTTGGCATCGATATTTTCCTCTTTTTTAATAGGTCTTCCACGTTTGGGCTTGGAAACAACCCAATCAAAATATCTTTCTGCTGTTTTAATTGTCTGATCTGCGGAACCAGAAACAGCTAAATTCAAACATTCTAGTCTGATTTGTTCTCTGTCACAAGTCACGATCATTCACCGTAAGCCTGATTAAACAATGCCTGAACCTTCTTGACCATAGAATTATGCTCTGGGTGTCGCTTATCTGTATAAGCCGGGTGAGACATAATCGTTGCCGCTTCAGCCCTAGCTTCTTCTGGCGTCAACGCCATCTGCGTTCCGCTGGACGGTCCAGCCAAATCCTTATCAGCCATTGTTGTCTTAGCGATATTAGCAAATGCCCGGAGAACATCAGGGTCATTGCCCATGCCACTGGCTTCCATTTTCGCTGCCAGTTCGTCGCCGCCATATTCAGAAAATGCTTTGCGGGCAAAATCTAAATTCTGATCGTATGCACGACCCCACTCCTGACGCAAAGCAGTTTCGCCTTGCTCCATAGACTGATCAATCAGTCCTTTATAGGCTTCATGTTGATTGCCCATGTTACCAGCTTGCCATGCTACAAGGCTTTTAACTTGCTCTGCATTAAGGCCCAGCTTGTGCGCTTCCTGCTTAAACGACGAAAGCGTTTCATCGTTAAACTGACCAGCGATTTCTTCTGGCAAGTCTTCCGGCAGTTCAATTTCGTATTTTTCAGGGCTTTCAGGGCGACCAAGGAACTCGTAAACGTCATCCCAATCGCTATCCGTAACTGGCTTTGCAATCTTATCTCGCCCAAGGTGCGATTGAAGATTGACATAGGATGCCGCTAGGCTATCCACATCTTTGAATTTAGAAAAACTTGGATTTTCCCGAAGGTCTTCTGACAACGACGAACGCCAATCGTCGTTGCTTGTTTCTGTCTGAGGGGCCGTTTCGCTAACTGCTTCTGCATTATCCACCATATCGGCAGGTGCGGTATCGTTAGGCATTGGCTTCAATCTCCTGTGAAAGTTCTAAAAATCGTTCCGGTGTTTCGTCTAGCATCGTGAGAACCATTAACGCGACATTTCTCATGCCCTCGTTAAAGGCAGCATTTTCCAACGCTTCGCCCGGAACAAACGAAGGCCGCAAAACACCGCACTCACGGCAAATGTGGGAAAGAACTCGCTTGCCTTCCTCTGATCCGAAGACAAACCGAAAATCGTCTTTGCTAACCTTGGACAAGGTTTAACCCAGCCTCCCCTGCTGTTTTGGCAACATCAGCGCCCTTTTGCATCATGTCCATAACTTCAGCGCCCTGCATCATCTGCTGCTGCGCCGCTTGCGCTTGCTGTTGTGCTTGCATCTCTGCCATTAAATCATCGTCAGACTTCAGCAGCATTGGCGGAACGCCGTTAAGTTCCGCGATGTGGCGAACAGTATCCGCGCCCTTGATAATCTGGGCAGCTTGCGGGTCCATACCAGCAATCGGCCCAACAAACTCAAGCGTCCGCATAATGCCTTGCGTTTCAGTCTGGCGCTGCGCTCGCGCAAGAGGCGATACATATTCAATCTTTAGTTCTAATTCAGATATGGACTCAGGCGGTTCAGGTAAACGACCAGCGCGAACCAAAACACCATAGATGCGTTCTATCATAGGCCCAAGGAACTCCGACTGAAGGCGTCCCAGAGTTGGCCCTAGCAGCCGCAACGTGCGTTCTGTGCGCTCAACAACCTCCGTCGCCGTCATGCGGGGTGCGCCTTGAAACTGCAACTGGTCAAGGAAGAACGTTGTGCGGATGCGTTCACGCAAATCGTTCATCATTTCGTAACTGAGACCAATGTTGCCACCAGTAAGCAAAGGCTCAATCCGCGCACCAGAAGATGCACGATAATAATTCAAGCCACCGGGGATGGTGCGAACCGGACCCAGTACACCGTCATCCGGCACCAGCAGCGGCGGATCAACAACTTTTTGCGCCGCTTTAATAGTCGTCTTCATAATTTCTTGAAGCATCTTGATATCAGGCAGCGCCGTCATAGCCGGGGACCGGCCAAACACTTCACCGACAGTTTTCGACCAGCGGCCAACCATATAAGGCATTTCGTCAAAGCCGCCTTCAGCCAAAACGTGCTTTTCTTTCTCATCGATGTAAACTGACGCAACCGGCAGCATAGTCGCCGCTTTTTTGCCTTTATCAACATCGTCACGCGGGTAAACGCAATGAAACAATTCAACTTCTTTATCAAACTCTTTCTTTTCATACATTCTTTGGATGCGCGGAGACAAAGACTTTTCTCCCCACTTCTGCACGATCTGGCGCACAGTCATCTTAAAAATGCGGAAAACGGTATCAACAATTCCATCTGCGTTTTCAGCGATAAATATCTCATCGATATGGATTGACCTGAAGCTGATGCCCTCGCGGGTTGTCGGCTCACCAACAAACATACAAGCCGTGCCAATAGAACAAAGCGACAAATAATATTCATGGATGTGGGACGGGAAGGCTACGTCTGGCGCGGAAAGTTCTGCAAGAATTACATTTGTGGTTTCTTCAAGCCACTGCTTCGCTTCAGCATTATCTGCAAAATTGTCCATGCTGTCTTTGACGCGAAGGCTAAACCAGTTAGATGCCGGGTTGGTCAGCATTCCATGCAGACCAGCAGCAAGCATTTCGTTGGCGTGTATGCCGGTACTATCATAAACAAGCGTGGTTCGCTTATCGCCTTTAGAACGGTTCAGATTAAAATCAGATTCGTTAGGCAGAACAAAATTTGTCAAATCCTGCCAGTGTGATTCCCACGTTCCGCGTTGTGCTTTTAGCTTGTTCTTACGTTTAACAAGATGGATGACTTGTTCTTGGCTAATCATGCCTACCTCTTAAACGGTTGGAATTGCAACAGCTTGGAAATTGTAATCAGCAATTGTTAGGTTGGCTGTCGATGTTTCGTTTGTTCCGTGGATTTCAATATAATCATTTGTACTCATTAACGCACTGCCTTGTATCGAAACCGCGCCAAGCTCTCCCGACGCAGTAATTTTGCGAGTGACTAACGTTGGCGCAAGCAATGCCCCAGAAGAACCGCTGGTATCATACAGCCAAGCCTTGAAAGAAATAACCTGATTGTTGGAAGCCGCCGTGCAGCTAATAGACGCTGAAAACGTAACTATACGGTTTGGCGCACCAATGTAACGCAAGCGCCCGGTGTTTGTGCTGTTGTTGTCAAATAACAACTCGTTTCCCGAAAGAGCCGTCGTTCCAGCGATCTTCACATATGTACCAGCGCCCGCAATAACGGTTTCGGTTGAATTGCCCTGCATCGAACACTCGCCAAAGCTGGGGCGCAACGAAACAATCAAATCCCGCATATCGTTTGCGGTAATTTCGTTAGCCGCTTGCCCGTCTTGAAACAGAGACGAAAGCAGCGTTGCCGTCGTGCGGACGGTATCAACCATTATTCACCAAGCAGCATTTTCTTGCCGCCTGTCTCCGTATCACCGGCATCTGTACCAGTTAAAATTGTGGATGCACGTCCTTGTGCGCCAGCAGCACGACGACGAGCCGTCTGTTCAGCGGCACGGACTTCTTCGGCTGATTTCTCAGGCGGGGGAGGCGGGGGCGGAGGCGGAGCCGGGGCCGGAGAACTGCCAAAACCGGGAACCGTGAATAATTGTTTGAATTTCATTGGACGTTTCCTTTTGGTCATCGACCGATATAGCTGGTGCGGAGTCACCGCAAATGTGTGCAAGGCGCAAACAACCTTAACATGACCGACGCAATTATTCATAACCAACGGAAACAAACGCGGTTGTGTTCCCCGTTCAACTTCAACAACTGCAAAACCTTGCGCCCGATAATGCGTTGCTAGATCGTAATCATCCGCCGCTTCCGCTTGAATGACCGGCACACCTTGATGCCAATTGTAACTAATCCACGCTCCACGATCTACATCCTGCAACGCACACCAAACATGACGCCGCTTACGATTGAGCAACCACGCCAATGGATGTGCATTTTCCGCACCAAAGATCAACAGGCATTTCATAGCTTGACATCATAAATGATTATTGGGCTTTTTGTAAACGGTGTATTTTTCAGTATACCCCAACCGTTCATATAGCTGCCCGGTCCTGTCTGGTGTGATCCCCGCCGACACGCCTAGCAACGGTTCGGACACGCCTTTCTCGCTGCACCATGCGTCGTAAGCCTTGACCAGCCTTGCCCCCATCATGCCGCCTCTGTGATCCGGCACAACGTATATCGCAAGATCGCCGCTTGTCAGGTCATTGCCGAAGAAATGCGGCGCAACGTAGCCGATACAAAATCCAATAATTTCGCTATCGCGTTCAGCAACCAAGCACAGCCATCCATCAGGTTGATCCAGCATATTTGTGCCAAGGTGGCGCAGCTTCTCAGGATCAAAGTCAAGTTTTTCATATCTGCTTTCCTTGTGCATTGCCGCGCCCATGTCAATCAAGACGGGTATGTCCTGCGCGGTCATGGGTCGGATCATTTTATAACTGGTGTCTTGCCGGGAACTACAGGTTCAGCCGCGACAGCTTTTTGACGCCTAGTTGTTTGCGTTGCTTTGCTTACGTTTTTAGATTTACCTCCGCCAAGCAAAGCAGCTTTTTCAGATGCAGACGGCGCTTGTTTTGCAATCACACTGCCAAAACCCCTCCCCACTTGCCTAGCTTCTTCACCTGTTACAACTTTACCGTCAGAGGTTCTTGTGTATGTTATGCCGGGCAAGGAAAAAACACGCCTTGCAACTTCTGGATCACCACACATATCAATATCCTTTCTTTGTACCTTTGGGCTTCTTAGGCTTGGCCTTGCCCATCTTGCGGTAGCCTTCGGTGAGTAGCGTTTTGATGCTGTCGCTCATATCATTCCCCTATTGCCACAGCCTGACGGCCCCGGTAGTCGTTAGTTTCATAGTTCATCACGCTATATTCCATATCAGCCACCGCTTGCTGGCGGTATACCTCGTTGCTTTTATTGACCAGCTTCGGAAACAATTCAGTAAACCCCCAGACCATAGCATCAACCCGGTCGGGTGATCCATCGCCTTCGTAACCGGACGCCGTGATCTGGCACATCTGGCTTTCAAGCTGCGGAAACGTGCCGACGTGGTGGATGCGACCGAGAGCGTACAGGGCGCTGATAGGTTCTGCTCTGACGTGCTTGCCGCGTGTCGCGTGTACCTCAATGATGTTGATGCCGGGGCGAACGCTGTTTAGAACGTGGCGGCACATATCGCCGCCTTGGTTCTTCTCAATCACGATGCCGTCAGCATCATATCGGTCGTACATAGCGATGGCCCGCCGCGCCCAGCGTTCAGGTGCGCCCTTGGTCGTGCCATCCTCAAGCATATAACCGTGGCCTGATTGGCTAGATGCCACTGCCACAATACCGTGTTCATCGCTATGCGCCTCGCTAGACACCGCCGGGTCAACCGCGATCAGGATACGAGACAGATCGTTAGGCAACTCAGCTTCACGCCCTTCGTTGATGTCGCGCATATTCCAGATCGCGCCAACCGCTTGCGGTTCGTAATCGCCAAGCCAGATGTGGCTGTAACGGTCGGGACGCAGACGCCTATCAAGCGCCCGCTCTGCTTCTAATTCTTTTGGGAACCACGGGTTGCTATCGTAATTGACCTGCACAACCGCCGCGCCTTCTGGAACGTCATCGCCGCGCAGGAAATTATCAACCGCATCCATGCGGTTGCGCGGGTTCCAGCTAAAATACATCTGCGAACCGGGTGCGCGGATTGTCGGACGCAGAAGTTCCAATGATTTCTCAGACAGCGTTTGCGCTTCCTCAACCCAAGCAATGCGGAAGCCTTCCAACGATTTTATAGTTTCCGCCGTGTGATCCTGCATACCCATAAATATAACCAAACCGCCTTGCGGCGTTTCAATGCGGTCGTGCAGCACCCGAAAACGATCAGCAACGCCTAGTGCGTTGACCTTGTCAGCAATCAACCTGTAAGCCGATTCACGCAGGGATTTTTGCACCTCACGAATGCAAACGGCGCGGATAGTCGGGTCTTCAATCATCCTGTCCACAATGCGTTCAGCAAAATGGTGAGACTTGCCAGACCCACGGCCGCCGTGTGCGCCGAGATAGCGCAAATCCGGCTGAAACAATGGCCGAAATGCTTTAGGCGTCGGGATCGTTAATTTTGCCATCAACAAACACTCGTTCGATTGTTTCGATCTTGCCGGTATGTTCTATCTCTTGCTTTTCCTTCCAGCCCATCTGCGTCTTGGCCCAGAAGATAGCCGCCGACGTGTCGCCGTTCATAACCTTGTTGAACAGCGTCCCGCCAACCTTGGCGTTCGCCAGTATCTTGCTCTCGCGGATTTCCTTCTTGAAATGCTTGGCAAGCGTGTCCGCATCGATGCCGTCGCGGATCACCATAGCAATCTGCTCCTGCGGTATGCCTACGGCCACCATCTGACCGACCTGCTTGCGCTCGTCGTCCGTTGGCTTGAACGGTGGACGGCC